TAGATGAGCTCAAATGATGGCCTATCATACAGATACATGTAGGCTCTGCCTTGCCATTCATAAAGTGACTCATCACCATCCTCTGCTGTTGCTGGCCATGTCTCAAGTGACCAGGATGTCTTTATGTCAATGATAGTATCATCCAGTAGGATGTCGCACTCACCAGTCATCAGCTCAGTCTCTAGTCTGACCTTGTTCTTTTTGTAGTCAGTGAATCTGACTGCATTGACTAGATCAATACTGTCTTGCTCTTGCTCAATGCCCTTGATAATGTACTTGTTATTCAGCTCAATGTTATAGCCATAGAAGTCTTGTTTTGCAATTGACTTGATGTAACTCTTTGCTGTTTCTGATAGGACCTCTGACTTGCTTCTAGCGTTTGTCATGATCTTACCTATGCTTGATGGATGCCATTTCATATTTCAAAGTTTTGTTTGATGTAATCTTCTGAATTCTCATAGCCTTCTGACTTGTACTTGCCATCAATATAGGCTGTCATTATCTCTAGCTTAGCTTTCTGATAGAAGTTTTTTATCCATTCTGATCTGAGATCGTCACTAATTAAAATCCATTCATCACTATGCATAAACTCTACCATCTGTTGTATTGCCATTGCTCTCATAGTCTTGCCTCCTGATCTTTAGTTAATAAATAGTTTGTTCTCAATTCTTGAGCCGTATACTCACCTCTTGCAATCTTAGCCAGTGCTCTACCAAATGCCTCATCTGTAAGTGATGTCTTAGCTGCTGGCTTTGGATCTTCAGTTGCCTTAGATGCTGCTTTGCCATCATCATCTGTTGCGGCCAATGATAGGATGCTGGTCAATGTGTATCTGCGATAGTAAGAAATGGCACTACCTAGCTGCTGGGGATTCTGTAAGTCAGGCAGTTTCATCATTGATTCTACATGCTCACCAGTGTCCACATCTATAATCTTTGTGTATACCATTTGGTCAATGATAGGCTGCATGATGATCAGTCCATTCTCCATCAGAATATTCTCGCATGCATCTAGTACAGCATTGAGATCTGCGTATCTTGAATGATGTGACTGAGCATTCTTGTGGACCTTGCCGATTGCCAGCTTTGCGGTATGCAGTTTTTTGTACATAGGTACTGGAGCTGCACTCTCCTTTTCTTTAACTGTTGCCATAATTTGTGGTATTAAATTTCAACAAATATAATTATTATTTTGAGATAAACAAATCAAACCATTGAATAAATTCATCAAATGACTTAACTATTAGATATGTTCCCCCAGCTTTCTCTATCATTTCTTGATATCTTATCTGTGCTTCTGACTGTCTATCCTTGCCATACTTAATCTCAATCTTCACTGATCTGCCATTTATTGTGGCTGATATGTCAGCAGATCCCTTTGTGCCGGTTCCTTTGGTCCACTTCCCTGGCATCTGTCTTGTGCCCTCACCTACCTTCAGCTTGGCTCCTTGCCTCCACATTCCAGTAGTATTGATTCTTTCAGCTTGATAGCCTGATAAGTTGATGAATGACACCACTGATTTAGTCAGAGCATTTGCTGATGAGTCTGCCCACTTAGTCTTTGCCAGTGCGAAATCAGGCATTGATGGATATTTATCTTTGAGATGTGCTGTCTCAAGATCAATAAGTCTTTGTTTATTTTCCTTGTTCATATATTCTATCTAGTGTTAATGTTTTACCTGGTGCTATAGTTGTATCCTTGGCCCAGTCTTCTGCGTTTACAAATGTAAATTTGTGCTCTTCAGCTGGTACTACTTTCTTCTGCTCTGACAATTTGCTGATGAATAGAGCAAAGATTGTAGACCAAGCTAGGATCATGATAATTGATATCTGTTTCATTATTCTGATTTAAAGGTTAATAAAACATCATATTTAGGAAACAATCCCAAGCTAATACTAATACAATCAAATTGTTCTATTATCATATCCTCACCTTTATAAGTACATTTATTAGATTTTCTTATTCTATCTAATTTACCTTTACGTATTTTTAATAAAACTTTATTAGTGTCTATCTTACTTGTTACATTTTTAGTTATACTCATTTTATTTTGATTTAAATTTATAATAACTACTATTCCAAGAACAATAATCATATATTGATTTTTATTAAAACTGATTCCAAGAAAAGCAAAATGTACATTGCCTTCTTTACTTTTTCTAAATTGTGTTTTAAACTTTATCATCTTCTTGTGATTTATAGTTTTCGTTATAGTAATCTATGAATGCTTGCCTATCTCCAGTCTCACAATACAAACCTGCTACCCATGTTTTTTCCATCTGCTCTTTCTCCATCTCTTTGGCTACATATAGCTGAGCAATCAAATCGTGAATGCACCAATGTGAACATCCTTCTTTTTGTTCTTTTATAAAATATTCAAGTAATTTATCTACTGCTGTTTGTTTCATATTAAAAAGGTGCTTTATCAATTGTTTGTAAATTATCCCATTCAGATTCTTTCTTTTGTTCAGTCACATATTCTATGTAAGGAATGGAGCCATTCTGTTTGCCAGCATCTACTCTTGTAAGTTTACCTTTCTTCACAAGATAATCTCCATACTTTCTGATTCTGCCGGATGTATACTTCTGACTAAACTTTCTGTAAGTAGGATACTGATCACAGAATTTCTCAAACATATCCTTGAGAATCATTCTCTCATTGAATTTCATGTTATCATTTATCCAGCTGTAGAAGTCATGACCTATCTCTGACATCAATCTCTTTTCATCCAGGTTAACTGATGCATAGTTGACAATGCCATTCTTTAAATAATACTGGATGCATTCAATCATGAAGTTGTCAAACTTGCTCCACTCTTGCTCATCCCAATCATAGAATAGATTGCGGCCAAAGTCATGGAATGGTGTGAAGGTTTTGTCATAGTGATTGTGTAGTTCTATTTCAAACTTTCTACGTTCATGTGAATTCCCTTCACCTTTCAATACATAGTTTGTGGGGATTGCAATCTTTGGCGTTCTGTCCTTCTCAATAAAGAATTCATCCTTGTTTTTCTTGTTGACTGGCATTCCATCAGTAACAATTGAGAAGAGCTTTTCAAAGTCAAAGTTTTCATTCACATCATCAAATATGAGTATCTGAGTATCAAGGCTGACTCGCTGGAATGCAAAGTCCTTTGATGGATCAAAGTTCTTTCCGTTGATGGTGCATGTATTTTTAAACTTACTCAGTGCTTCAGTGATTATTCCCTTCCCAGTTCCTCCTTGTGGATTGTCAGATATATCCTCATCATTTAAGATAATTGCTGGTGAGTAATATGGATTCTTGTATGTATGCAGCATGTAACCTATCACAGATCTGAATGAATCATATCTATCTTGAGTCTTGCTGATATTAACAATAAACTGTTGAAAGTCACATTTGCTGCTAGACTTTTTATAAACTCTATCAATTACTTGCTTATCCCAAACATGCTGAATAAAGTCAACGTATTGCTTCTCTTCTACTGACTGAGCTGTGATCTCAACTAGACAATTCTTATAGAATAGATATGCCTTATCTTTGACATCTCTGATAAAGTCTACATCCTTTGCTTTCATGTAGCTCAGAAAGTCACGTTTAAAATACTTAGTGACTGATGCCATGAAGTCAAACACTACATGATCACCTTGCTTCTCAACATGATCCAGGACAAAGTCTTTGATTAGATCCTCATTAATTTCTTTTACAAAGTTATTCTCAACCTTGACAAACAGATATGACAGCTCTGAATTCTGATACTTAAAGAATCCATTCTCTGCTAGAAAATCTCTGTACAAAGTAGGGGATAGTGTGACTCGGCCCTTATCATTTTTCCTCCAAAAGTTTTTCAATTCACTTTCAGCCTTATCCATGATTATCTCAACCTCATCCTCTGAGTATTCTTTGAGCTTTGACTTTATAGTCTTAGGCTTTTCACCTTGCTTTAGTTCATTTTTAACATAATTGATTATCTCTTTGTCCTCAAATTGTGAAGTGCCAAAGGCTCCCTTATCTCTATATCCTGACTTTATGCATTGCAGTAGCTCATCCCTTCCCAGTACATCAATGTAATTATTTAGAATGTATGTCTCACATTCACTTTGCTGGATGCCATATCTGTTGAATGCTGATGCCAGGTTAAAAAAGCTATTGTTTCTGTTGCCTTCTGAGAGCTGGTACTTTGAATCAAACCATTTTTGTATGTTCTGAATGATCTTATTTGTTGACCTCATTGGTATTGTAGCCACATAAGTGACATCAATATCCTCAACCTCTTCAATTATACTGAGATATACTTCACTGTTATTGTTGACATAGATGTCAGGATCATAGGAATCAAAACAATTCCTTGAGATATTGATGGAGCTGTTATCCCAATACTCAGAATCAAAGTGTTGTTTCAAAGATAGAAAGTGCTTTCTGTGATTCTCAATTACATCTGTAATCTTCACCACTACTTTCAATCCTTTGCCTGATGGTGATGTGAACAGAATGTATGTGTAAGGATCTGCACATAACTTTGCTCTATGCTCTGACATCACCTCATCATTGGGATACTTATCAAAGTCTAAGCATATGAGTCCGCTGTGAGTCTTAATACCAGCATCATTGCCATACTCAAAAACTCCTGACCATCTATAGACTGGCAGTTTGTTTTTCTCAATGGTATATTCATCCTTGCTTAGAGTCCGCATTTTTAGAATACGATCTCTGTACCTACTATTTTTTATCCTTTCTATGGCAGTTTCTACAGTGATGTAGTTCTTATCAAATGTCTGCTGTACTGATTTGTATATTGAGATCATCTTTCTAGAATGTATGTTAAATGAAAAGGCCCCTTCAGCTTTCGTGATGCAGCACTACTCGCCAAAAGAGCCTTTAATAAGTTCTTCAAATCCTCTGCATAGGACATTGCAAATGTAAAACAAATATTCATATGTTATTTAACATCCGATTTATTTTTAAACATCCGATTTACTGCCGATTTATTTTGCTTGTAACTATTTGATAATCAAGCAACAGCCGATAATCCGATTTATTTTGTCATTTTTTGAAAAAAAAGTTTTTTACCACATTCTTTAAAAATAAAATATATATAGAATAGGAGCTGATGTAATCGGCAATCACATTATTCATACAGCTGCACCCATTCTGTGAGCTTAGCAATGAAGTCATAGTCCTCTAGGATCACCAGTCCAGCTGCACATTTCTCAATGGGGCAATCAAACTCTTCTCTGAGCATAAAGATATCTTTCTCAATGGATGACTGACTATAATTATCGGATAGGATATGATTTATCCTGGTATGCAGTCTTGTAATTGTGTACGGCCTTTGTTGAAGGCAATATACAATAGCTGACATTCGTCTTAATTTGTTCCTCATAGCAATTGTTTTAAGTCCTCCCTAGTAATGTATCCACTCTTGTCTAGAAAGTGGCTAGAATCGTCTGTATTGAGCTTCAGTGTCAATGTAATCATGTTGCCTGATACATGGTCAACACACATCCATACTTTGTCCTCTTCTATTTGCAGCAGATAATCTTCGTGTACTTCCTTGTGCAGCTCATTGATTGTCTTTAGATATTCATAGTCTTTGGCCCTCATCCAAATATTGTGTTGCTTGAGTCCATGAAGCACTGAACAGTGATCCATTCCAAACATCTTCCCAATGGCATCAAGGCTGTGCCATCTTCTAAGCTCTGACCAAAGATAATATCTCTTGTACACCAGCTCTCGCTTTCTGTTTCGTACTTTCAGACCATGCTTCTCAGCTAGATCCATTATCATTGATGTGTTCATAACGGCAATTGTTTTAAAATTTTGTAAAGTACATTAACTACTATTGAGTTACCTGCTTGTTTGTAGGCTTGTGAGTCGCTTACTGGCCAGGTGAAAGTATCAGGAAAGTCCATAAGTCGGAAACATTCACGAGGGGTTAGTCTGCGGATTTTGTAATCTTTATGAATAACAGGTGGATTTTCACGAGAAAACCCTTCCTTCCATGTATCACGCATTGATGCCATAATACAAGGAGAATTTCCATCTTTTCTCCATCTGAATCCTTCATCTGTTCTATAATCACCTACCTGAATTAAATTATCTTTTGTTGTTGCTGTGGTTATGCAATTCATAGTGTCTGATGGTTCAAATATTATCTCTTTAGCTTGAAATGGAGTATGGTCTTTACCTTTTTTCATAGATTCCTTTCTTGCTTTTTTACCTTCTTCTGATCTACCTACTTTTGCTACCATCACCCCCTGATTACAAGCAGTATCTAAAGTTTGTGCTACCCCTTTGCCCACTCTTCCTCTTCTTGTTTCTGAATTAGGTACACTAAAGTTTATTGAATCACCATCTGTTGCTTCTTCATATCCTTTTGAAGTGGCTGATTTTATTTTTAGATACTCACCATCAGTAGGATTCTTTGAATACATTGTTAGAACGCAATTAGCTGAATCTTTACTTTCAGGATCTGTCCATCCAATTGACCTTTCTGCATTGGTTATTGTTTTTATTTTTTCTTCACTCAAAAAATACTTGTCATCCACATTATCCTCAAGTACATCCTTTAATCGTTTACTCAAATGTTCTTCTTTTGGGAATTGGAATACATTATCATGATCATCTCTAATCCCAATCAAAAATACTCTTTCTCTATTTTGTGGGACTCCGTAATGCTTTGCGTTTAATACTTTCCAATACAAATGATAAGATACTGAATCTTCATAAGGGAATATAACTGGTACACCATTGACTGATTTACCACCTAACATATTTACCCATTCTTGAAATGTTTTACCACCATCATCAGATAACAATCCTTTGACGTTCTCAAAGATGAAAAATCTTGGTTTGTTTACTTGAATAAATTCGTGAGAGTTAAAGAATAAAATACCTCTTTTATCGTCTTTTCCTAATCTCTTACCAGCTAAACTAAATGCTTGACAAGGAGGAGATGTCATATAAATATCTAGTGATTCGTATGGAATCTCTCTATCATAAACATTTGTAGGATAATATTTTGGCTCACCGTAGTTGTGAATGAATGTCTGCCTTGCATACTTATCCATATCACAAGCAAAAATTTCTTCATACTGTATTCCTAATCTCATTAGTGCTTGATTGAATGCACCTACTCCGCTAAAATCACTTCCTACTTTTATCATATCTCTTGTACTGCTTTAATTAATGGCGGCCACATGTCAGCCTTCTTGATTGCATCCTCTCTGCTGTTAGCTTGCAGCACTCTATAGGCATCTTGCCATTTAGCTTTGCTGTTTAGCTTGAATTTATATGTGATCTTCCAGGTCTTCATTTCTCTTTGCTTTTATCTTGTAAATAATTAACATGATTGCTGTCCAGGCTAATGCTACATAAACACCTACCCATTCAAACCAATGCCATACACCCCACCAAAATAATACTGTAGTGGCTGCCATGACAAATAATATTGCTGCTGTTTTCATGCTCTTGCTTTTAAAAATTGTTCATATA